GTTTTTCCATCTTAATACCTTATGTGTTCATACCTGTTTGTAAATGAGTTGAAATATTGATCGTCCGGAGACGGTAACCTTATACCGAATTCACTAGCGGCATCCGCCTGTACTTTGTTGAGAAATACAGTCATTTCAGCCGTATTAAGTTTCGATGTAGTCCGGACGACAATTTCCTCTTTACCATTAATGAATACATTTCGCCAAAGGAACTTTTTACAGTAATATTCATATACATCTTGTTTCAGTGTACCTGTTTCATCTTCTATACAAGTAAGCCACATCCACATGAGGGCATTTTGGTCAACAGTGCGTTTCTTAACTTTCTTCTTTATTTCAAGCGTATATTCACCGTTGGCAATCAGATTGAACATAAGTTCGATCGGTTGACTCAGCCACTTGATCACTCCCTGTTCCTTGACAAATCGCGTTTTCATATTTCAGCAAAAATCTTTTTATCAGTGATTAGATCCCGGTTCACTTCCAAAAATTCAATAAACCTTTCACAATGCCGGGCTAATAGCCCCTGGCTTTGTTGATGATCGTATTTATAAAGTTCTGGGTATTGTACTCCGGTAATGAGAGGAGTCCGACTTGTGCCTCCTTTCAGATGATAGGCTGTATATTCGAAAGAATCAATATCTTTAACAAGACCGGAAGAGATAAGGCAATAAGGATACACATGTCGTTGCCAACCTTCTGAGTACTTTCCAAACTCATACCGGGAAGTTGTCTTAATATCGTACACCCTATTACGGTTCAGTTCATCAATGTATCCGTACAACTCAACGGTCCCGTATTTTGTAGGAAGAATGGCTTTAACAAACAACTGACTAACTGATCCATGAAAATATTCTGCTGCCTTACAGCAGAAACGATAAGAAAAATAAAATGTTCTGTTGTTGTATGTCGCTGTAACTACATCGGCATTGATATCCTCTATGATCTGAGTTCTTACCGGTTTTCTATGGATAAAGTAATCAACAATATCATTGAATGCTGTCCCCTTATCTGCGGCTTCTGAATCGAACGGAACCCGGTTAATACTGTCGAGT